GTCCAATGATTGCCAAAACAATTCTTGCACATGTAGTTTCGAGGCGGTGCAGGTTTCACTTTCGGTTCACTTTGACCTTGAATCTGATTAACAGGCATGTTCCGCAGCTGCATTCGGACCCAATGGGAAAAGTTCACGCCTTGACTAACCAATTGCGCTCTCATTGTATCGGTAACATTGTCTAAACTAATCGTGCGGTTTGGCATCAGTAATCCTCCTTTGGACCGATGCAGTACACCATGTAGTAAAAGAAGCCACTACCGGCTACATGGCGTATCTCTGCCTCGTAACCTGCGACATCGAGTGCTTCTTTCAATGCTTTTGCTTCGTCTTTTCTCATCTCTCCGTATATGGCTTGGTATTCTTGCTCCATGTTTAGGCCTATGAGCACCTACTATATGTATGTACGCATGAAAGTAATGCCTAAATAGGTGAACTAAACATGGGGTGGGTGTGCTGGGGGGAGTAACAGAAGCCTGCGGCTTCCGGTGCGCTCGATAAAGAAGATTGAAGTGATGTGCAGGGGCAAACATGCTCGCTCTTTATAGACTGTCAATGTGTGGAAGCATCATGGCGACCGCAAAGACTGGCTCCTTTTACCTGACTGAAACTGTGACTATCCCTGCTGGAAGTGCAGCAGGAACCCGATTTACTGGCACTGTCGACCTCTCGGCTTATGTCAATGTCCCGACCGGGCAAGCAATTGCCATCGAATCTGTGGACTTCATCCACCAAGCCGGTACAGACTTCGGCGGAGATGTTACCGTAATGCTTGCTGGTAACGGCGCAATCACAACTCAGCTAACGGACCTAAACCCCGGAACTGGTTTTGTTCGTGCTGACAATCATTCCTTGGTTGCATCAGGAGCATTGATTATCGACCAAGCAAACAACATTGCTTCCCACATGTCGGACTTGTACCCGGACAACTTTGGCCCAGCTGCACTCAGCGAAGCCTTCATGGTAGTCAACGATTCACTTTATCTACAAAGTGGAGTCGATGGTGCTGCTACATTTGCCGTTGTGTCTGTTACTGCTCGTATCAAATGCCGTGTTGTCAAACTCGCTCAGAAGGACTGGGTTGCTATTGCTATTCAATCGACAGCAGAGAGTTGAGACTAATGGCTTGCGAAACATGCAGGCTGCTCAAGGAGTTGCTTGAAAGTGCTGGGGTCTCTCCTGATGTCGCTGGCCCGGTTAGTAAAATGGCTGCGCCTGCCGAAAGGAAAGCGAAGCGCAAGGCTTCAGATTACAGTAAGCGGTACGGCCGAAACTTCAAACGAATCGCTGGAAAGTACAAACTCAAATCCGGCGCTTGGGCTAAGAACGGATTCAAACGAGCACAACGAGAGGCTCATAGACTTACCAAGAAAAAGAAGTAAATTTTGAAGTGATACTATGGACCGCAATGAAACTCTAATGGTTATGTTCCCACGCTTGTCTACTACTGTCGGTGCAACTGCTATTGATGCAGCCGATGGATGGACTCCCTTGAGTGGCAATGGTTGCTTTATTCAGAACGACATCGACCTTGCAGGATTTGCACAACAAGACCTCACCTTTGCTACATTTGAAACGATGATGCAAGACCCCGGTCTTTACTTGTCTGAAGTTGGCGGTGGCGGTGCTCCCGGCAGCGGTACACGGATGATGGTCTGTGAATTCATCAGTGATGTGCCATTCAATGTAGGAGACTTGCAGAATGTTCTCACTGACCTGCCCGCTCGTGCACCGGGTATGCTTGAAACAAATCAAGACTTCAAGCAAATTATCTATGGCAACCTTCGCACATATGTTCCAAACACGACGCTCGGTCTTCCCGGGTATTTCCAGTTGATTGATTCCAGTGGATTCGGTTCAAAGGAACCAACAGCTGCAGACAGATTGTATTGCTACAAGATTGTGCAACTCACAAACGGAACCCCAACCGACACTCTTCAAATTCCAGCATCAAGAATTGGGCTTATGGGTCGGATGTTTGCTGAGGATGAACTCGCATACATCTATCGGTTGAAGCGTTCCTATGAACTCCAACAATCGGAGTGAGCACAAATGCCGGAGTATTCCTTCGATTGGTCGGAATACTATGTTCGTCCCGAGCGAGAGCGTCAGTATTTCGATGCAGTAGAATTCCAGCGTGAAGACAATCGGCAGCGTGAGCAGTACCTTCAAGAAAATCCTCGTGGATCACTGGCGTTTGCTCGTCTTCCAACCATCTCAGCGTATTGGACTGGTGGTGACCAAGGTCAGGCCGCCGCCGCTCAAGACCCATTCGATGATGACATGTCTAGGATTCGCAGAACAATTCCAAACTTCAAATTCTTCCGGGCAAACATTCGCAACAATCATTGGTTCTGAATGTTGCCGCAGCATCGACACTTCATTTGTTTGTCCATAATGGCAAACACTTTGCTCGATTCGCATTCGTTGCATTGGTAACGAACGGCAATGGCCCAAAGAGAATCTTGAGGGTAATGCAATGACCAATAAACTCCGCATCGGCAAGTAAGCCCCACCATGACATTCTTTCCTTTACCGTGCGCTGCTGGCATCGTCAAAGACTTTCCACAATCGCAGGTGAACATTACTCTTCCTCCAAACAATCGCACCAATCTATGGCGATTTTTTCTTCATACTTCTTTGAACATTTCAAACAAGTCATTCTTCTTCCTCCAAGAGGTCACACAATTTCTGTTCACATTCATATGAACAAATTGATACTGTGCCACTATGTTTACCACAATATTGGCACTTCATTCAGAAGCCTCCAGCGTCGGACAGTCAGCAGTCCAATGATTGCCAAAACAATTCTTGCACATGTAGTTTCGAGGCGGTGCAGGTTTCACTTTCGGTTCACTTTGACCTTGAATCTGATTAACAGGCATGTTCCGCAGCTGCATTCGGACCCAA